ACTTGTAATAATGTGGTTCGGCAACGATATCATCAAATGGGGGGGGACTTAGATGAAGCATTAGGAGTGGTAGAGCGCAAGAAAAGCCGCCATGAAGTGACTGTGTTTGGCAAAACTTTTAAAAGCCGGACTAAAGCGGCAGAGTATTATGGAATAAAGGAAAGTTCTGTAAAAAGCCGTCTTAACTACGGCTGGTCTTTGGAGGATGCTTTGTCAATGGATATATTGCCTAACAGCAGGCCCAAACCAATTACGGAGTATCATATTCATGATAAGGTTTACAAAACCCATGATGAAATTGCCACAGCTTTTGGGTTGAGCAAAGGAGCGGTTAGAAGCAGAATATTTAGGGGCCGAGCTAATGGCAAAGATTTGAATGAAATTTTCGGAGGCTGATATGACATGGTTCACAGATTACCGGCATGAAGTAGAGCGGCAGCCCGAGGGCTGGGTTGTCAGCATCTGGAAGGGGGCTAAGCTGATCCAGCAATTACCATTTGAGACTTGCAGCGCAGCACTTTCTTTCGTAGAAAGAAGAGAAGGCTGTGAGAAGTTTTCCTCCATTCACTGACAGTCTTAATCCTCCCTGACTGGCCCCCGCTTCGGCGGGGGTCCTTTTTATTTACGGAACTTGCTGATACCGCGTATACCAAAAGACGCCGCTATGGACGCGTACATTGCCCATCTGAACCATTCTGGTGTTTGACTAAGGGCCTCGAAGCCTTGCACAACGTAGGGCTGCGTATGGGGCAGGAATGAGGCAATGACGATTGCTATAAAGGTCAGGGTCCACGCTTCATCCTTCCAGCTATCCTTGCTGGCCTCTGCCATGATGCGCTCCCACCCGGCCTCATGCTTCATCAGTTCGGCCTCAGCTTCAGCCTTAGCCATCTTTACCTTGTGCTTTGCAGCCTGCGATTCGGCCCGGCCCTTCAGCCAGCCAGATGCCAGTTCACCCACAACGGGTATCAATGCCTGTATCATGATTTTTCCTTATTCAGCCAGATTGCAAAAGAGGCTGACAGCATAGTGGTGACAATGCTGACAAACCCGCTTGTCTCTACAGTCCTGTCCTCAGCAGGCAAGTCCATAAACCAGTAGCACACCTGCCACGTTAGAACGATCTGGCATAAAAAAGCCAGCCGGGGGAGGACCTTCCACTGGTCTAAGATTGTTGCCATTTGCCTGTCCTCATCTGCTCTGCCAGTTCTTCAGCCCGGCGACCTACCTGCGTATACCACCGGCTCTTGCCGCCGTTAGAGCCGCTCAGCATCTCGTCAGCAGCCTTCTCGTAGTGTCCGGCACTGAGAGCACTGGCAAAGTTCTGAAAGCCCTCATAGCGGCTCTGACCGAGATTAAACAGCATATTGACCACGACAGCCTTCCGGGGCTCGTTCAGCTTGTCGAAATAGTCATAGCTCTGGGCCGTCTTCATAAACTTTGTGAGGTCATTCATCAGCAGGTAATCTGCCTCAGCCTCAGTTATGCCGCCCATACCCTTCTCAATCAGCCTACCGTATCCGATTGTGTTATAGCCCAGATGGTCCTGATAGCAGTGTGTCACCAGCCCTTCATGCCGCTTCAACTGCTTTATCATCTGGTCTGCGTTATCGCCTAACATCTGCCAACACCTTCAAACAATTCGCCCAGCTATCTGATTCCAGATGCGGGTCCTCGAAAAATGAACACGGTCTAGTATACTTTTTTGTATTGATAGATACCACTGGTATATACCAAACGGCGCGCTGGTCTGCTGAGACGCAAGCCAGAATGTCATAATCTTTTATGGAAGGGAGACGTTTTCTGCCGCCGAGCCCGGTCTGGAAATGCACACGGCGGTCCCGGTGACCCGGTCCTTGCCGGGCAGCTTGACAGGCTTTGACCTGTATTCGCAGCATCTGCCCTGTGTCAGGGTGCCATGCGATGAGGTCCACCGCGTCCTGCTGGCTCATGCTGACCCGCCACCCTCGGCCCAAAACCGAAGCGGCGGCTATGTGTTCCCCGGCTAACCCCGAGGCGGTTTGTGTTATGATATCATCGGCTTTGAATCTGTTGGTCAATGTCATCATTCTGTTTGACTGCCTTTTCCAGCAAAAAGATTGCCAGCTGGGTCATTTCCTTAGCTGACATCTTTTTTTTATGGCTGAAGCCACACGCCGGTACCGTGACCAGTATACCATCATCATATGGCTCAAGCAGTATTATCGGGTCTGGTTCTTCTATCTGGTACATTTTCCACCTTCCTCATTAGCACTGCGTGGATGCTATGAGGGTACGACAGCCGGGAGACAACCTCCCAGCCCTCGTCCTCATAGCGTTGAATGTGATCGTGGATCACATATCTCAGGGTCATGCGCTCAAACACCGCTCAACCTCTTTAAGGTGACGGGTGAGTTTACTGCGTCCGCGCCCTCTTTTGCTGAGTTTCTTGCAGGCGTAGTAAACGGTAGTGTGGTCCCGCCCAAATGCCCGGCCCACTTCTGGATAGCTACAACCCAGCAATCTGACTGACAAATACATTGCGATGTGCCGCTCGTCTGAGTTGAGCCGTCTTTTGGACAGCAGGTCTGAAACTGGCACCCCGGTGACATCACTGGTTGCTTTGATGACCTTTTCAATGCGCTGGTCATAATGCGTCAAACGGGATGCGTTCTTCTCGCTCCCGAATATTTTTAAGATAATTTTCTCTAAGACAGACATCGTTACAATATACCTCCTTATGTCCATTTACGGTTCCCTGATACCGCCAGTTAAACTGCTGGCCGCAGTGTGAGCAGGTGTCGAGCTTATCGACAGCCTGCGCTGATGTTGATGTTTTCGACTTTTTCTTGTCGTACCACGCCATGCTAGAACGGTATCGAATCGTCTAACGGCTGCTGTGCCTGCTGAGCAGAATTGTTCTGCGCCGGGCGGTCTTGCCACGGCTGCACAGAGATGGACATGAAGTCCTTACCGGCCTTACTGGTCTTTGCCCAGACAGACAGGCTGTACTTCGTTCCGCCAATGGTTACCTCGCCCCGGTGGTCAGGACGGTTCGGGTTGTCACCCTTATCATTTGGGAACAACACGCCCCGCATTTCGTTATCGTAATCTGACATCAAACAAACTCCTTTTTGCGATTACTAAACAACTGCCTGTCAGTAGATGACAGACCCCTTTCAACCCGTGCATATAACGCCTTCAGGGCTTCCATATCCGGGCACCTTGCCACCTCCTCAGCGAGGGACAGCTTCCTTAAATCACCAGAGGGGGCCGCATCTTGTACGGTATTATGGTTGTCACTAACTACATTATTGTGCGACACGGCACCCTCATTTGCCTTTACCCCAGAGTTGTCTGGTCCGGCAAAGCTCTGCGGCAAATCTTCGCCGCTGTATAAATGTAACCCCAGCCCGGTAGCAAAGCTGATAGCCTTTGCCATGCAGCGTTGCAGCGAGGCGTTGACCTCAAAGCTGTTCGGGTTTTGAACTGGTCTGTTGGCATGGTTCAGAACCGGCATGATCTCCGTGCCCCCGGCAACGTCCTTGCCCAGCGTCACAGTTACCTGCACATAGGCATACCCCTGCTCATCCTTCATGTAAGGCAGCAGCGTACCGTCTGGCTGCTGGTACAGATGTTTGGTGACCATAGCGTCCGGCACATGGTCCTTCAGCAGCCGCAGGGCGTGTGCCCATGACAGATAGGTGAAGCCGTTCTTTTTCTCGACCAGCTTCCGTGTGTCAATCTGCGACATGGTGCGCCAGATGTTCATACCTTCCATAGTTCTTTTGCCTCCTCTGCAAATTCGTGGTTCCAATAAAATGGGTGTTCAAACTGTGGGTCAATCAGACCGGCCAGCACTCTTGCATCATCACTGATTCGCAGTAATGCCTCCCGGCGGATAGCCGTTGCCCTCATGCGCGCCAAATAATACTGCAACCGCTCCGGCTGTAACTGCTCACAGTTCTCCGGGCTAAACAGCACAGCGTCATGCGCTGCTACATATGCAATGTGTGGGGTGAGCCCGGTTGCCTCAGCATAGATGGCCACCTGACAGAGGTGAGCATACTCCGGCTCTTTTGGCAGTGAGCCCTTTGTCATGCCACGGGTGCCGTCTTTCTTAACAGCCCCGAGACGCCGGGCTTTTGTCTTAATCTCGCAAAAGGCGGTAGAGGTGCAGAGGTCTATGAATCCTAACACGGGCAGGTCTACACCCGGCAGCGATACCTCGACACTCTGCTCCTCCGTTGCGCCCCCGAACAGGCCGGACAGAAGGTCAACACCGTTCTCAATGCAAGCCGCAATGTCATCACGGTAAGCCGCCTGCTTCTCCTCGGGTTCCCCCTCCGCCGGTTCGTGGAAGTCATAGGACAGATAAGCACTGTCTATGGCCTCATCTAAATCAGCACCGATTGTGAGCATGGCCTGTATGCCGCCATGACACGCGGTGCCAAATGCCGCGTTCCACCCCACCTTCATGCTGTTGCGTTTTTCCTTGTCCAGAACACCATATTTGAACAGCCAATTACTGTCCGGCAGCAACAACTGCGAGGGGCTAAAATGTGTGAGCTTTTGTAACTTCATAAACCCTGACTAAATCTGTTGTTTACAATTTTCCTCTTATACTTTACTAATGGCTATATCAAATGAAGTCAACACTTAGATGGGAGTAATACATGAGATTGGCAGAATGGTTGGTGCATAAGGGTTTGCGGCAGGCTGACCTTGCAAGGGATATGGGGGTGACCCAGCCCACAGTCCACAACTGGATATATAACAAGCGGCCACCGTCCGGCTCTCATATGATGGACATCTACAGAATGTCTGGCGGTAAGGTTGGGCTGCGTGATTGGTGCGAGGCGTTTGACAAATGAAGGGCGCGGCGGACATGACCGTTGAGGAGTTTAAGCAGTACCTTGCCCACCGCAGGGATGAGCTCATGAACATTGGCCCGCTGCGGCAAAATGCTGGGGGCAGGCCACACTTCACCTCACAGAAGGTTTTGTTCCAGAGTTCGTCTGTGAAGCTGGCTATGCAGCGGAGGCGCACAAAATGAACAGGGACAATTGGGAAGACACAGTCCGCAAAAACAGAAAGGCGCAAGAGGAATGGGACCGGCAGATTGCTGATGGTTTTGTGGATGCGCCTATCAAGGAAAACCTAACCGGCAAGGCAAAAAAGCCTGAGCCGCATGAACCAGTAAAGGGGAGTAGCCTTGACCAATAGAGAAAAGGACGATTTCTACCCTACCCCGGACAGTTCTATGCTGCCGTTCTTTGACCGGGAAGACTTTCTGGGCCCGGTGTGGGAGCCTGCCTGTGGTGACGGTGCCATGAGCGAGATGCTGCAAGGGTACGGGCACAAG